GTTGCAGTATCAGCACTCTTAACATTTTTACTAGCATCAATTATAGCTACTCTACTTGCTGTTTCTGAACTAACTATAATAGCTGGCGTTGTAACCGTTCCAGTAAATGTTGGCGATGCTATTGGTGCGTAAGTACTAGCAGCCGCACTGCTTGTTAAATATCCAGTTAAAGCAGTTGTGATTTGTGTGGCTACTGCTGCCGTTGTGGTAAATACACTAACAGCCCAATCATATACCGACTTAACACTAGGATATTTAATGTTACTAGCTTGGTCTGTAACTATTGATGTACTTTTATTACTTACTTTCTCTAAATTAATCCCTTCAAATTGTACGTCTGCACCATTTGCAATAGCTGTTTGTAAATCCCCTTCAATACCACCCGCATTATTAGTGTAGGCTACTTTACGAGCAAATATAGTAGCTAGTGAAGTGGAAAAAAAGTTAGGGTATTCGGCTGATGTTGATGCTCCTATTTGTTTATCAATATAAAATTTACCTACTGAATTTTTAGCAAAAAAATACGAAGGATTTGTTAGTGTAATGTTGCCAATAGTTACCTCCTTATAAAGATTAAAGAATGCGTTGTCGCCAAAAGTACAGTCACCTAATTTTATCTCTGCGCCACCTAGATAAAATGCGTTGTCGCCAAAAGTACAGTCACCTAATTTTATTTTATTATTTGATCGTCTGAATGCGTAATTAGCAAAATTAGTAATTAACCCTAAATCATCAATAATACTTGTTGTTGTAATGGCTGACGTTTTAGCTAAAAAATAATCAGCCCCACTAAAATCACTACCTTGTGGCACCGTAAAGTAATAAATACCACCGCTACCAATAGGATAGTAACTCTCATCTGAAATTATACCAGCTACATTAAACGTTGCTATATAAGCACTAGCAGTTGCTAAATCCGTAAAAAAATCACCGTTTAAATCAACTATTTTTATTAAGCCTAACGGATTAACAATAGGATTATTTGGGTCTGTATCGTCTACCTGAGGACCTGTTACTGATTGGACTCCTGTCGTCGTTGGTAAATCATCTATTTGCTGTTGTAATGAGTCTAACATTTCGTTAATAGAAATGATAGACGAACACTCTGAAACTTTTTGACAAAACGACGGAGAGGATGGAAGTTCTCCGTGACTGTCGGGAACGTCACAAGCTAAATTTAACCCGACTCTCTCTTTTATGTTATCATTGAAAACGACTCCCAATAGATTATCGTCGAACTCGTCGTAAACAATTTCGTAACGAACCGTCTCGTTATTTATTTTAAATTGAAAGTCAAATTTTAATTTGTGGTATAAAATTACCATGTCTTGCTTTAACTCGTAACGCATAGTCTCAACGTCTGACTCTTTAAAACCTTTAGGCATTTTATTTAAAAAAGCGACGCGGATATTAACCGAATCTCTGTAATGTGAGTTATTGGAGGCAAACTCTCCCGTCTCTTGAATAAAAACTAAAATGCAAGGCATTGTAATTTTTGACAGCTCAACGTTTGCGCCGTTTGATGTATCGACAACAACAGAGTAACCCGTCATTGTTTCGGCTATTAGTTTTATTTTAGCGTTAATATCCATTATCTTTTTACTTTTTGTTTTTGTTTTCTGTCGTTAACCATTCTAAGGTTACGCTCGTATTTTGAATTTGCTAAATCAGATTTTTTGTGTAAAATAAAATCGCTTAACAAAACATTCTCAGCCTCTTTAAAAGATTTGCAGAAAAATTTTTGTTGGCAGTATATTAACATATTTTCCGAAAAGCTTGGAAAGTTAACGCCTTTAGATGCTGTTATTTCCTCTGGCATTTGATCTATGCTTAACGATTTTAAATATTTAATAATCTTATCAATCTCCTGCTTTAAATGCTTTAAACGGGCTGCATATTCGTAAACCGTTATGTCTTTATTCTCTTTAAAAAAATATCTTTAAAAAACTCTTGATCCCCAACCATTAAACGAATAAAATCCCCAATCGTTCCGCTAAGTATCGAATCGTATTTGCTGAGGTATTCGTTAGGAACTTTCTCGGCAATTAAATTTAAATCCTCCTCTTTTAAAAAGATTGAACACTCGGATAGTTTAGTTTTTTTAGTTATAACCATAGCTTTAAATCAAAAAAGGGCGGGCTAAATAACCCACCCTTTTAAAGTAATTAATTTTTAAATTTAATTAAGGCTTAACAACCGCTCCCGCCTCAAATTTACCGAAAGCACCTCCTGCCATTCCGACAAGTTCAAAAACATTTTGGTTTTTGTAAATATCGTATTGGTTAATTTGCTCTGGTCTAGTATCGCCAACAACTTGATAAGCGTCAACGTCCATAACAATCGCTAACGCTCCGTTAGCTGACGTCACGAATTTATTAGTAATGATTTTAGCCACTCCTAATTGCTCAGCTAATGTAGCGTCGCTTAAATACTGAGTCGTTCCACCTGTCGCAAAAACTTGTTTCGCTAAAATCGTTTTGTTTTGTTTTGTTAAAACTAAAACTAAACGCCCGTCAGTGTTAATAGAGTCAACAGCTTGTTTAACTAATTCCATAGTAATCACAGCGGGAGATGCCGCGTTTTGAATTACTGTAATATAGTTAGTCGTTGCCGCAACTGCTAATTTTTCAAAAGACGAAATGTGTCTAACGTCTGAAGTAGAACGTCCGTCACCTACTAAGATTGCGCGCTCAACTTCGTTAACCCATGCGTTAGTTAATTCGTTAGTGATGTAAGCCACTAACATTGACTCATCGTCAACCTGACGCATCGTCTCATAATCAACAGGCAATAATTTAAAAATCGCTTGAGCTAAAATTGTTTTAGGAGATAAATCCCAAACTTGAGCCGGTTTGTCTTGCCCCTTAGTGTGACGACCTGCGCGGCTTGTATCGCTATCCTCAGCCATTGCGTTAACAGGAACGCGAATAGCTTTTAATCCTGTATGGTTTAACATACCGAATAAAGAACCCGCTTTTTGAATTCTGTCAACAATAGACTGTACAATCTCAACAGGCAATAACGCACCGTTTGGATCTATGTCGTTAGAAATTTCTTTCTTTAAAACCTCAGCCCAATTTTTACGGAATGTATCGCGTGTCGAATTTTTAATAGTGTTATAAAACGCTGTTAACGATTTTTTACTTTTTAAATAATCCTGAGCTTTGTTAACGATAACTTTCTCTTGTAACATATTTGCAAGAGTTGCGACGTCGGCTTTGGTTGCCATAGTAGCCGCCATTTTTTCTTCAACTAATTTAACTAAGTCCTCAGCGCTTACCTCAGTAGTAGCAGCCTCAGCCTCAGCGATTGCCTCGTCAAATGCTTTTTTAACATCGTCTTTAGTTTCTGGTGCTAAAGAGTTTTTTAAATTAGTTAACAATGCAACAAGTTTAGTATTTTTTTTCATAATGAAATTTTTTAATGTTTGTTTTTATGTGATAAAAATAAATAAGTTAATTTTACTTAACTTAATTTTATTTAATTATTTTTTAAAGTCAAAAGTAAATAACGATTTTCTAGGCTCTTTAACCTCAAATTTATTTCTTAACTCCTCGAGTGTCGCCTTAGCTTTTAAGTCCGAGCCTTGAGAAACTAAAGAGATGTGTCCTAAAATTCCCTTGTTTACAATAAATGCCTCTTTCTCGTTGCTCCAATTTCCCTCAGTCGCCCAACCATAAGTAGAGAAACTCGGGTAAATTCCCGCCTCAATTTTAGGGATTACCTCGTTAATAATGTGAGGAGTTTTAATTATCTCAGCCGTCCCCCATAAATAAGTATTGCCGTCCTCGAACTCGATAAACTTTCCGATAACGTGGTTTTCGTCCTCACAATGATTAATAACTAAAGGGATTGTCTGAGCGTTGTCTTTAATCATTTTCAAATGATCCGCAAAGCAACCCGCCATATCAATTTCGTAGTTGTTATTTCTAACGCCATAGTGGGCGACGTCGCCTTTAACAATATACTTTATATCGTTAGCAGTTTCTCCGACTTTCTCAAATTTGTAAGTCGTTGCATTATTTATATTAAATAAACCTTTCATAGTTATTTTATTAATGTGTTATTTTTTTTAGTTTCAATCACATAGTTAATTTTCATTTGCTTAGCGAAATAAATTTCGTTTGCTAAATCAAATAGTTTATTCGCATAACTAACGCAAGTCATACCTAATAACTCCCCGTCTCTTGCGTCAAATCTGTTAGCAAAAGTACTTTGTCCAGACGTTGCTATTAACTCGTAAGGCACTTCTAAATAACCCGCCAAAATTTGTATAGCGTCTTTTAATTTCTGGCTAAGCTCCAAATCCTTAATAGGTAAATTTATTTGTTGGAACTTTGTCGGAGTGTTAGAAATCATTATAGACCACTTACCAATCTTTAACCCGTAGTTTTCGCGCCAATCTTTTTGTATTGCCTCTTTCTCTTTGTCTCCTAGTTTAGACATGACTCCCGCCGTTGTTTCTGGCGAAAGTACGCCCATGGCTCCAAGATTTTCGGTAGTTGCGTTAATAGCGTTTAATAAATTATCTATGTGTAAAAACAAATCTTTACAAGTGTAATAATCAGTCTTTCCGAATATCGAGAACGTGTCAGAATATAAAGTAAAAATGCGATAGTTGTTTAGTTGACTCTTTACTTCGATTTTTCCGTCCCTTAAATTATAATCTGACGTCTCCAATAAAATAACGTCGTTTGTCTCATAGTTAACAGCGAAAACAGCCACGCCGTCGAAAAACATTTTTTTATAAATTAAGCTAAATTTTTTCTCGAATAATATTTTCAATCTTAATCCTAAAACTAAATTATCTGTCCCGCTAAAATTCCAAACAACGCCCGACATGGCCGTCGTAATTTTTTTGATAATCTGATATAAAATAACGTCAGCAAATTTATAATTTGTCAACAGGTTTAAATTTCCGAATGAATTACCAACGATTAACGCGCGAGAATTTCCAGAGACAACGGACTGAGCGTTATCGTTTTTAATTATACTGATATTAAATTTTCCTATTCTCATAACATTAAATCCATTCGTTTAAAATTCCGTCAACTTTGTAGCAAACGCTTTTTTGTATTAGTTCGATTATCTCTTTTTGAGCTACTAAACTAGAATCGCTAGAATCTAAAGTATTTACATACTCTCGAATGTCGTCTAAATATTGTCTGCCTATTTTAGTATATCGGCTAATCTGAGTATTTAACTCGTTGTAATCTTTATTTTGTGAGCGAGTATCTGTTTTATTTACTGCCCCGTAACGAGTAACAACGGTTTGCTTTATTAATAAGTCAGCATAAACAAGAGCAGAGACAGCGTCGATTAATCCGTTTATGTGAACCTTAAAAGGCGACATATCGTAAAGTCCGCCATTCATTAAAAAAGCCGTAAACGTAGGCTCTGGGCTTGTGTTTACAGTAGATAATAAATAAGCATAAAGCTCCTTTGATAAAACCGCTTTAACGTAAATATTTTCAATAGCAGAAATCGACGACTCGATAACGTTGTCGTCTTTATGAAAAGACACATCGTGACGGTCTTTAATCTGTTGAGGTGTTATTAACTGCATTGTCTTTTTTTTCTTTAATTCTATCGTATGCTCTCGATAACACAATGATTATAGATGCCGCAACGATTGACGAACTTACCCCGATAAAATAACCAAATATAAACATCTTATTTTTTTTGTATAAAGTTAATTGAATTTTTTACATTTAAAATAAATTTCTCAGCTATTTCGTCCGTGATTGTTTCGTCGTTAATATTTATTCCTCTCCACTTAATCGACTTTCCGTTAACCATTTTATAAGATGTCGAATTGTTTTCGATAACCGATAAACTCTTTTTAACTTCGATAGCTAAAATAATTATCTGGTCCTTATAACAGTCCTCACACTTACTTTTCGGATAAAACGGAACGTTTAAAAGTTTAGAAGTATTGCGAATAAACTCCCTGTCTTTTTTAGATAACGAGAAAGCCCTATTTTGTAGGGCTTTCAATTCGTTATATATTTCTTCGCTATTCACTACGATGTCGCTACGTCAGTTAAAGCCTCGAACTTAGTTTCTGTCGTTACTAAATTGGTGTCATAAAACCAATAAGCAGGAGTCGGGTGTTCAGTCTCAGTTAACACAACAGACCAACCTCCGTCCGTGTCCGTGCTGTATTTGTCGTTACCCATTGCGGACGCTTTTAAGCCTTTCTCTAAACCGTAAATCTCATGTACTGAGTCAGACGGAGTTAAAGCCTTGTCTTTGTTGTTGTATTTATTTTGAATAACTACAACAAATTCGCCATTAGCTAAGCCTTTAATTACTTTCTCCGTTACGTCTGGATCGTTATTTAAAATAACAAAACCAACATTCGACGTGAATTTGTTAGAGTTTGTACCCGCAACTAAATTCGTATCAGTCCCCGCAAATGGAGTATTTGACGGAATTGAAATCGCATAACCTTTTTTACCAACCTTTAACGGTAAGTCCTCAACGACTGTTTTTCTCGTGCCGTTGTAAACGATATTAGCAAAGTCGATGTCGTTACGGTTAATAATAACTCCGATAGGCTCAACGCCTGTAACTATTGGATTGTCGCAAGACGGTTTTATATCAGCAGACAAAAGGGTTTCGCATAAATTAGAAAAAGCCATTTTAAATATTTTTTAGATTGTTATGTTTCAAAAATACAACGGTTAATTTTAATTAACTTAATTTTATTTATTTTATTGCAGAGGTCCAGATAATCGAGCCTGTCAAAACTGATCCAGCGATAAAACCATTTTTAAAACCTTTCCAATATTTTTTTTTAGATTTCGTTAGGCTGTCAATTTTTACGCTGTCAATCCTACAAATCTTAGCGTAATTAAAATTTATTGTTTTTAACGTTTGAATCTCGACGCTGTCAGTATAAATTATCGTATCGCAAACGCTGAGCAACTTTAGAACCTCAACCGTATCTGTCAGGTTAATAGTATCTTTAACCGTACGCCATTTATAAACAAACTTTGTTCTTATACTGTCAAGCGTGACAACTTTAGTTTGCAAAACTTTAATTGTGTCGTGAATTGGTTTCGAGTCAATGTTATTAATTGGCTCAGGCTGACAACCTTTGCAGTTAAAAAATATAATAAAGCAAACGATTATCGTCAATACATAAAATCGAATGTCTTTCAAAATTGATTTTAAAATTTCCATTTAATAAGATTTAATAATTGTTAACTCGAAATCTTCCTTATTCATAACCTCCTCAAATTTTCGAATGGTGTCGCCTGAGTGAATAACGTCGAGCTGTCCGTCAATATCTAAATCTTTGTGAGCCGCACCTAAAGCAATGCACCCTAGTAATTGACGCGCATAATTTGCCGAATGTATGCGAATCCCTGCCCGTTTAGGAACGTTTAAAACAGCATAGGTAAAAACGTCCTTTCCTGCATTTTTAGAGAATAACGGAGACTTTGTGTACTTGCAAATATAAACTCCCTCAGGTATGCAAGACACGCGGGACGCATTTTTTTTATCTGGCAATTCTAAACTTTTGCAAGTAAAGCCGTCCGTCGTTAAAACTCCCAAAGTCTGTTTGTCATCTCCTGACGTTCTCGTTAAAATTACTTTTTTCATTTATTTAGGTTTTAGTTTTCGTCTTGAAATTCGATGCTGTTGGGAATTATCGCGCTCCTGTTGTTATACGATAAATGTCTATCCGTTCCGTTTTTTCCGCAACAATTTTTTAATTCTGTAATCTGATATTGTAAATATTCAATCTGAAATTTTTTTTCAGTTCCTAAGTCCCTAATGTCGGACGATTGTTTATAATAAAACCCTGTTAACGTGCATAACAAAACAGCGTATTTTATTAAATTTTCAAATGTTAAAACCTCTTTAGCCATGTTTCAAAACTAAATAAATTAATTTGTTAATCAAAATAGTTAGAGCGTATTGCATAGTCTAGGCTATATCTAACACTGTCACAGCAATGATTTTCCTTGTCAACAAATGCACCATCTTTAAACTCATAGCCTTTAAACTCACGATTAATGTTTTCGCCATGCAATAGAAAATGTTTTGAATTAATTAACTCGACACCGTTTTTAATTGACCCCTCCCCTTTTACCGCTCTAGCAAATGATAGTCCTGTTAACTCGAATAAATTGCTAATCCTCGCGTCTCCTCCAGCCCCCCAGTCACAAACAATTATCTCGTCATCTTTTGCGTGTGATTTAATTATCTCAGCTAGTTTAAAATCGTTTAATCCACTTTTATAAAGTAATTCCTTTGCAACATATTTACCATCCTTAAACGTCAATTCAACAAGCGCGCAAGGATCTTGAGAGAATCCAAAGTCAAGACCAAATATTTTTTTATCTCCAACAGCCAATAAATATTCCTCGTCGTTAATTTCAGTTATCTGAGAGAAAACGTTGCCGCTTATGTCGCCATATTCTCCAAGATAATAAACTGAATATAAATACTTGTCATAGGCCGACGCTGTTAATCTTTCAGCTCTTTCTTTTATTTTCTCAAAGTTTTCGATTTGAGCATCTGACAAAAATGGGTTATCTTTAAAAGTAGTGTGAATAATATTCGAGTCATTAACGTACTCGTCAATCCAAAACTTTTTCGTAGGGTTAAAGTCAAAAAAAGACATTATACGCGTTCTAATTACTAACTGTTGTATTATATCGTATGGTATGTGATTGCACTCATTAACATATAAAAAATCCCTCTCAGCCGACTTGGCGTCGTCCTCATCCTTGAACGATCGAAATAATATTTCAGCGTTATCAATTTTAACAGAGAAAGGACTTTTAATAAAATTTTCATTTGGTGCGATTTGCTTAAATGAATTATAAACACCGTCGCGGAGAAACGGGATTGAATGGCCGACGATAGTTAACTCGAACTTTATTCCTTTCTTAGCCAAATAATAAAACCATTGACAGAGCGAGTAAGTTTTAGCGGAACGAGATGAGCCTCTTAATACGACGTATCTCTCGCCGTTCTTTACGCATTGTTTGAAGTGCTTAAAATATATCGGTACAATATCCAAAACTACGCCGCTAATTTTTTACGCCCGTTTGTCGAGTATCGCTTTTCATTACTCGAGATAATATGATCGTAAACTTTCACAACCTCGTTATGGTTAATTAAAACGCGTTTTCCGTTAGTTTCGCCTCCGTCACGCTTACGAATCAAAACAGGCTTAACCTTGTTATAAATCAAATTATAAAAATGCTCTAATCCGATTTCCTTTTTTTTATTAGTCAAAAGGCTATCGTTTAAAATATCTAACGCGTCGCTAATTGTGTACGTCTTAACTGATTTTATTTTTTCCATTTTATACCTCGTCTATTTTTTTTATAAAATCCTCGAATGAAATCGGAGGCGTGTCGTTATCGTTTGGTTTATTCTGGTTTCCGTACTTCTTAGGGTTTAAGTGTGCGGCGTGCCATTTTCGAGCGTCAATCATTATCTTTGACCGCTCTATATTGTCACCCTCTGTTATCTCCTGCTCGCTTTCAAACGGGACAATATTACCCTCATCGTCTTTTATAAGCTCAACCTTTGTTTTAATCTTTTTTCCCATTAACGGCGTGTCTGCAATTAAAAAAATCTCCTCTGCTATAAAATCCGCTTGCTCTTGTTTCGCGCGCGCGTAATTTATTGAAAATTCTTTGTCCTCTCTTAACCATTTTTGCACCGTACTGACACTCAAGTTATTAGCCTCGCAAATAATCTTTAAACTATTACTAGATGTCGCGATTTGCTCCAAAATTTTTGCAGCTAATTCGTTGGTGTATTTCTCAGGTCGTCCCGCCATAAGACAAATATATTAATTTTATTTTAACTTAATTTAATTTTATTAGACTGATAAATAGTTAGTTACAAAATAATTTAATTTTATTTCTTTGTGGTAACAAAATAAACGTTACATTTGTACACACAATAGTTACAAATTAAAAACATGAAAGAAGTAACCAGAAATGAATATTTAGACTTTTATACTCATAAAGAAAATATAAAAGGTCTCGCAAAAAAAATAGGAAATATTATTTATTACAATGTATTTCATAATGGCATTTTAATAGCAAGGTCAGAGGAAAAAGACGGAGAAGAAACAAAGTATTTTATAAAAAATTAAGTTTATGTCAGAAAAAGAATTTAACACGCCAATTTTTAACGATCCGAAACCATGCGAGAATGTAGAATGTATAGACGGGTATATTTTAAATAATATTTGGGATTATGACTCCGAGTGTTATATCCCGGAAAAACAAAAATGTCCTTTTTGCGACGATTACGGACATAAAAAATAATAAATATGAAATCACCTAGTCAATTAAAAAAAGAAACAGCGGACGAATTAGAACAAAAAATCAAATCAATCGAGACGACGTTAATTTTTGCCGCTCGTTTTAAAAAGAAAGTCGACGTCTCGTTTATGGATTTAATGACAGAGACTAATAAATTTTTAGAAACCACAAAGCCAATAGAGAAAACACCTAACACAAATAAAAATCAAAATCAATTTTAAAAAATGGAAACAACAGAAAACTCGGGAGAGATTAAATCAAAAAAAGTAAAAACAGTTAAACAGGATTTGGGCGACATTCAAATAAGTAATTTAATTAATCCTAATACAAGTACTGAGGTAATTTGTATTTTTCAAAGTAACAAGACTGTTTTTTTAGAAATAGAAAAAATAAAAGAGTTTTTAACTGAAATAGAAAAAATAAAATAAATAAACACTATGCCAAAAATTAAACTAAAAAAAGCAACCAAAAAGACCGTAGATAGTTGGTATAAAAAAAAGCGCGACTATTCAATCACGGATAACGAAATAGCGAAGTCTTTAGGATTAACTCGTCGCCGTGTATCTCAAGCGTTAAACAGATACGAGGTTAACCCTAACGACATCGAATTATTAAATAAATTTTTTAACAACTACTAAAATGGAAAATACAGAAAATTTGACTCATTGGCGTAAAAATAACGACGCGAGGTATATATCAGGCGAAGACTTAAAAAACGGTCTCGCAATCGGAAAGGGACTAGCTCCCGAAATGGTTGTAATGATTGATAGATTTGAGGATTCGGAAACATTCGACCAAACCCAACAATCTAAGGTAACTAAAACTGGTTTCTGGTTAAAGGACTTAAACGGCAATCCTATTTACAAACCTGTTATCTTAAATAATACAAACGCGGATTTTTTCATAAAAGAATTTAAATCCGAGTTCATGGAGCATTGGTTAAATAAACCTGTCGTCCTTTTTGCTCGTCCCGACAAGCGTCACGGATTTGTAGCAAGGTTTAAAAAATATTATCCGCCAGTTACTATCTCAGACGAGAACGCGATTAAATTACTAGAAAGCTCGAAAGACTTGGAGGAGTTAAAGAAAAACTTTTTATCTTTAAGCAAAGAGGAGCAAAGATTAGTTACAGTAGTATCAAAAACCGAATATTTAAAAACAACTTTAAAAGCCCCGGATAATGACTCGACAAATAATTGATAATCTGAGAATGTTATTAGCCGAATGGTTGTTAGGAGTTATTATAAAAATAGTTCCTAAAAACAAAGATGGTTTTGAATTAATTAATTATATTATTGTTTACTTAAAAAAGAAATTGCATGAAAATATTTAAAGACATCGTACAAGGGACTGAGGAGTGGCATCGTATTAAATGGGGAAAAATAGGCGGGACTCGTGCGTCTGGTTTATTTGTAAAATCCGATAATTTATTACTCGAGTTACTTTCGGAAATTACAGAGGATTTCGAGTTAGACGAGGACGGATTTATAACCTCAGCAATGCAACGCGGGCAGGATTTAGAGCCGTTTGCACTTGCTCAGGCGTGCGAGTATATCGGAATCAATTTCGAGCCTGTTGGTTGGTTAGAGCGTGATGATAACAATTTACTAGGAATAAGCCCCGACGGAATTTCGGAATGTTTAAGATATTCCGTTGAGATTAAATGCCCCGAGTCAAAGCGTCACCTTAAAACTGTTTTATCAAATGAAATTCCCGACGATAATTTAGATCAATGCGTTCACTATTTTACAGTTAACGACAAATTAGAGGCTCATTATTTCGTGTCGTTTCGTCCTGAGTCAATGAAAAAAATATTTGTTAAGAAGTTGACTAGAGAAAGTTTTGTTAACATAGGGACAAAAGCCAAACCCGTTATGAAATCTATTAGAGAGGTTGTTTTAATGGCAAAAGCGGAGGCGGAAATTTTGAGAAACGAGATAAATAAAAAAATCGAGATTTTACAGTTTTAAAATGCTGACACTATGCGAACAGTATAAAAAAGCAAAGACTAAAAATTTAATGCTATTTTATGAGACTAAATTAAATCGTTGGCTCGTCTCCTCGAATAATAAATTTAAAAATTTTTCAAGCTTAATAAAAGATTTTAGAAAATGCAGTTAAAAATATTTAAAACAAATATGTCGTTAATTGATTGGTCGAAAGTTAAAAAGGATTTATACAAAAATGAGTTAACGGAGATTGAATTATTAAGACGTGAAATTAAAAAAAAAAATAAAATTATCGGAGGTTATAAAAGTTATTTAAAAACTTTAAAAAAATAATTGTTTAAATTAGATTAGGTTATTAAAAAAAGTTTGTTTATTTTTACAGTCGCTAACCAATTATGAAATTATTTAAAACATCCCGAAACGCATTATCGTCATTCGACGAGTTGGTTAGCGCTTTTTGCTTAGTAGGGGTTTTAAAATTCAAATGAAATATTACTTACACGACTCTAACTCATTTAGTGATGAAAAAATCACTGAGTTATATCTAAATTTCGGTTACGAGGGTTTGGGTTTATTTTATACAACTCTGGAAAAATTAGCTTTACAAGAGAAGCCAATAAAAACAAATGTTTTAAAATCTCAATTAAACGTCGGTAAAAAGTTAAATAAATGTTGGGAGTTTATGGAAAGTTTAGGCATACTTTCGTCAAACAATGGAGAAACTTTCAGTAAACAATTACTAAACTTTAGTGAAAATTACCAAATAAAAAAAGAAAAAAACAAAGAAAAGATTAAACAATGGCGTGAAAATCAAACAGTTAAAGAAAATGTAACCAGTTACGAACCACCTTGTAACCCTCCTAAAGTAAAGTTAAGTAAAGTAAATATAAGTAAAGTAAAAGAAAGTAAGTTATTAGAACAAAAAAACATTTCTTTAACTCATATCGAATATGAAAAATTAGTTAATGAATTTTCAGAGACTTTAACTTTAGCAGCTATAAAATTTTTGTCTGATTATAAAATCGAGAAAGGCTATAAAACAAAAAATGATAATTTAACAATTCGGCGTTGGGTAATTGATGCCGTTAAAAAAAATAACGTTCCTGTAAATCAAACTCAGGCGAGTAAATTCGATAAAATTGTAGAAACAGTAAATAAAGCACATGAACAAATCAGGAAACGACACGAGGCTAATAACGGTTAACACGGGATTAACTCAAACAGAGCGAGAAATTATTAACACTTTGCCGTCTGGTTTGCAGATTTACACAAAGGCAAAGGATAGCCCGAAAATTTCGGATTTGCCGCCTGTCGAGGCTGAGATAATGATTTACAACCTCATAAGCGAGACTCAAATCAATATCGGACACACAAAAAGCGCGGAGGATGAAAACGTAAATCAAATAACCTCAGCATCTATTTTAAATTTTATAAATCAAAAATACAGAACGTTAACAGTCGCGGAGTTAAAATTAGCCTTTTTAAACGGACTTTCTGGAGATTACGGAGATTATATCGGCGTTAACCTTAAAAGTGCGTCACAATGGATAAAAGGCTACTTAAACGACGAAAAAAGAAAACAAGCTATGAGCGAATGGAATAAATGTTTAGACAATGTTAAAAAACATGTCTATACGGACGAACAAAAAGAGCAAATCGAAATCGACGGGTGTTTACATTATTTCAACGAGTTTGTAAATAATAAAATGCTCGAGCGTTTTGTTATGCCTACCGATTATTTATGCTCTATTTTTTACTTGAGATTAAAAGCTATCGGATTAATTACCGACTCGACGTTTTCTCCCGATAAAAGGCAGCAAATGTACGCGGAGGCTAAAACTGAGTATGAGAAAGGCTTTAATAATCGGAATATTTCTAAGGACATTTACGGGGCTATGCTAACAATGATAGCAAAAAAACAAAACAAGCCTTTCGATCATTTATGTAAACGGATTGCTTTACACGAGTATTTTAAAGAGTTAGTTAAAAACGATTGTAATTTATCAGACGAGTTAGAAAAAATTAAAATTAAATAAAATTAAGTTATATATTTACAAAATGAAGTTATCAATTTTAGTATGTAGTGTATTAAATCGACGTAATACATTTCTCCCATCGATTTTAGAGGAGTTAAATAAACAGACTCACGATAAAACAGACGTTGAGGTTATTTGTGTTGTAGACAATAAGACTAGAATGTTAGGCATAAAACGAAACGATTTAGTCAACATGTCTCAGGGAGACTATATCACATTTGTAGACGACGACGATAAGCTCTCACCTAATTATGTTTCGGAATTATTAAAAGCGATTGATATTTGCGAAGATTGCGACGTTATTAATTTTGTGGTTAATGTCTCATTAAACGGAGGAGCTTTTAAACCTTGTTATTATTCCGTTGAGCATAAGCACGATTTTAACAGAGACGAGAGTTACCACCGATTGCCAAACCATATAATGTGTATAAAACGACAACTATGTGTCGATACGCCATATAAACCGATACTTTACGGAGAGGATAGCGCATTTAGTAAAGAGTTAGCTCCTAAAATTAAAACGGAGCATAATATTTATCAAATTTTATACGAATATCATTACAACTCAAACACGACAGAAACTCAACAGCATTTAAAACACAAGCGAGTTAGATAATGGAAAATAAAAAATATAATAAAGAAACTGACAAACAAATTTTGTCAGCCTACAAGGAAAGAGACTCGTTTAAAAAAGCAAAGTTAAAACGCAAAAAATCTAAAAAATCTAAAAAGTAAACCATGAAAATTATCGACATTATTATTTTATCATTTGCCAAATCTCAACAACATTATTTACTAACGATTAACGCGATTAAATCGTTAAAAGAATCTAAACTAAATTCGTGCTTTAATGTTATTATCGTTGAGACTAACCCCTCCGTAAATTACGACGAGTTAGGAGTTAAGACGTTACATTTCGACGAGCCGTTTAATTATAACAGGTTCGCGAATAAAGCGATTAATACATGTAAAAGTGAGCTAATCGGCGTGTTTAATAACGATGTTATTTTTGACGATAATTGGTTTTCTGAGATTGTAAAATTAGACATCGGGCTATCTATTTTTAGTTGCTCTCCGATTAGCTTAACGTCGTCTAGTCAGCGAGAATTTATAAAATCAGAAAATCCGATACGAGGCTACGAAATAGCAAAACAATTATCAGGTTGGGCTATTGTATTTACTCGAGAGTTATGGTTAAAAATTGGCGGGCTTTCTGAGATAGTAAATTTTTGGTGTTCAGACGACGTTTATACTCAGCAATTACGAGAGAAAGGCGTTTTTCACTATCTTATACCGACGTCAATCGTTAACCATGTCGAGAACGGATCAAACACGTTAAAAACATTAGACGGAGATTTGAAAGAAAATTTAACTTACGGGCAGGCTAGAATTTACAACAAAGAGTTTAACGATAATAAATTTGGATTAAATAATCGCTAACGGTTTACGGCTATACGATGGTTGGGAAAAGCACACCTTAACTTTCGATTGATTACCCAAGATTACAAGTACAAAACTGACTTTAAATTAAACAATTAACCCAACTATTGTATAACCGTTGTTAGCAGTAGTTTTTATTCCGCTAAATATGAAAAATAGAGAAAAATTAGTAAAACAATTATTTGTTGGCAAAGTTTCTGAAATATTGGGATTTGATAAAACATTAGAATTACTAAAAGAAGCAAACGATGCTTTTGAAAAATGCGAACACAATGAAGATAATGACCCGAAAGCATACGCAAATGAAGAATTTATAGGTTATTATTGTGAAAAATGCGATGAAATCTATTGCGGTTCGATTTAAAATTACTGCTAACGTTTTGCGTATAAGAGCCGTTTTTTCAATGGCTTTTATACGCTGTTAGGTATCAGTATTTTTAAACAGAAGGTGAGAAATTAAAAACTAAAATTATGAATATAAAAGACATTAAAAAACACAAAAGTAAAAACAGAGGTAGTTTACATCAAACATTCAATTTTTATCCTGAACATAAAAATACAGAACGAATAACTTATTTTGACCATCCTAAAATGATAGTAGCAGTTCATATAAAAATTGGAGATAAACATGGTAAATACTGGAATGATACAAAAGAGGTATTATTAGATGCTATTTACAATGGATATGCTTACAGATTAGGATTAAATGAATATAAATCAGAACGCTCATTGTGTTTGAGAATAAATAATTTTGTTAAGTATATTCTTAATGACACACAGGCGGGGAGGGTTTAAAAATATTGTACCTAACGGTTGGTGCTATGAGCAGGTTTGCCTTTCAGAAATGTTCAAGTTACCGAAAATGTTATTGGCAAACTTGCTTATAGCACGTGTTAGCAGTAGTACGGTAATTAACCACAAATACTCAATTGAAGAACTGAACCTTTTTCTTTTCTTTTTTGAGCGATGGTAAAAATAATTTTAAAAAAATTAAAAATGATAATACACGGATATTCAGAAGAAGAATTAAAAAAACTACCTGACAATAGTGTGGATTTGATTATAACATCCCCACCTTATGCTGATAGAAGAAAGAATACCTATGGCGGTATTGCAGAGGATAAATATGTGGAATGGTTTAAACCTATCGCTATTGAAGTGAAGCGAGTTCTGAAACCAACTGGGAGTTTCTTTCTGAACATTAAACCACATACCAATAAAGGAGAAAGAAGTTTGTATGTATTTGATTTAGTGATAATGTTAAAGCGAGAATTAGGTTTTAGATTTAGCGATGAATTTACTTGGACTAAACTTGGAGTACCTGGAAAATTTAAGGGGAGATTTAAGAATGCGTTTGAACCTGTTTATCATTTCACATTACAATCTGACTATACACATAATCCTTATGCTGTTGCCGAAAAGGCAAAAGAAGTTTCACTTAAAAGGTATAAAAGAAAAGCGTGTGGTGAAACCCAAAATGGAAGTGGATTTGCTGGTATGAGAAAAGAAATAACAAGTGAATTAGCCTTACCGAGTAATCATTTACATATTCCGCAAAAATCAAATCAGCACACAATACAAAAAAATCATAGTGCGGTTTTCCCTGTTGAATTATCAACTTTTTTCATAAAAGCATTTAGTAATGAAGGCGATGTTGTTTTGGATATGTTTGGAGGTAGTGGAACTGTTGCCGTTTCTTGTGTTGAAACAAACAGAAATTTTATAATAATTGAAAAGGAAATTGAAAACATTGAACTAATAAAAAAGCGGGTGGAAGAAAAAAGAAAAGAAAAAGATTTAACGCAGAAAACTTTATTCGGAGATGGAATGTAGTATTACTGCTAACATAAAATATGTAACACGTAACTTAAAACATTAATAAAATCAATAAACAAAATGAATATTTCTGAACATAGCACAAATTTCATTCAGGAGATGAAGCGAAGAAATTATAGTAAAAATACTATTGAAAGTTACGATAGTTGTATTAAATATTTTTTCTCTCAATCAACCAAAGACCATCCTAAAAATATCAATGAA